CCCGCCACGGTCTCTAAGTGGTTCACTGCGGCGTCGAATTCCCAAGAGCGGGACTCGCGGTTCAGTTCGGCAACGCTGGCCATGGCGAAGTAACGCGCGGCTAGCAGAATATCCATTGAGGCGCGGGTGATTGGGTGATCCATCACGCAGCCCTCGCTTCTGTGCTGATAACGACGCGCAGAAACTCGGCTGTTTGCGCAGCCCACGCCGCATGGATCCCATGCTCGCTCGCCGCATCCCTCGCCGCATCCCACGCCGCAGCCAACGCCGCATCCCACGCCGCATCCCTCGCCGCATCCCTCGCCGCATCCCTCGCCGCATCCAACTCATCTTTGGTCGCCAGTCCGTTTGCGTGCCGCTCTACCACATCAAGCGCGGCGATTGAGCGAGGGTCTGTCATCAGGTGCTGGACTTGCCGGGTGCACCAGACTGCGAATAAGCGCCATTCCTTCGCGTATTGCGGCTCAGCCCTGCAGCACCACAAAGCGTCATCAAGCCCATTGATCTCGACAATGCGGGCAAAGGGAATGGGGTCGTCACCACCCCAGCCAGCGCCAAGGCCAGCTTTCAGCTTTTGAAACCCCTCCAAAGGATTTTGACGAGGGCTCACCCCACACGGTCCATGAGCGCGGATGCGATTGAGTGTCGTGGTGATCACCAGGCGTACTCCTCAATGCGCTCGACAATGCGTTCGTGAAGCTGCTCGGTGTCCTGCTTGATCCCGCGCATCAGGACTTCCCACAAATACGGGTCTGACTGCTTGGTGATGAAGTGCCGCTTGTGGAAAGAGCACTCCTCAATCTCGATTTCGGTAACTTCCCAATCCCATTCGCCGCGGCCTTCCTCGGAACATGCGAACTCAATTTTGCAATCGAATTCGGTCACGAAATTTCCGAGCTTGGTGAGGACCGGAATGGTCCAGTTCAGTTTGATGCAGTGATCGCTGGAACTCATGTGGTCTGCTCCCGTGGTGTGATGGGAGAACCATATCACTTCATGTGATAAAGTGCAAATGAAAAATCACAACGAGTGATATCTTTTTTGACGCGCAGACCTGTTACGCGTTGTATTTCAGCAGCTTAATGCAATCAAAAATTTACGTAGGGGGCAGGCTTAGACCCTGGCCAAATGCCCGAGTGCGATGGGCATTCCAGCTGCTTTCCCGAAAAACAGCCAATCTAGCGACACATCATAAACACGAACTAATTCAACAGCCACTTCAAGGGTTAAAGGGCGCTTGCCTGTTTCATACTGGCTCCATTGGGATTGCCCCGCGCCAATGGTCTCGGCAAATTGCTCTTGGTTTAGCCCCGCGTGATCACGAAGCGCCTTGAGCCGACGGCCAACTATTTTGGGGGAATCGGTCATGGTTATTCGTAGAGCAATCGCAAAAAATCGAAAAATCACCGTGTGTGATGCTTGATTGCAATCACGTAGTGTGATAATGCATGCGCTTATGGAGCAGGCTTCAGACATAAAGGCATTTGTAAAGGCCCTTGGTGGCGCAAAGAAAGTGGCGGCATTGACGGGGGTTGGCCCTGGTGCCGTCTACATGGCGATTTTGCGCGGAACTATCCCGCACAAGTGGCGGCTTCCCATGTTTGCGGAAGCAAAAGCCAAGAAAGTGAAGTTCGACCCGTCTCTCCTCGGCTTGGAAGCCGCCTGATGAATTCCCCCGCCAGCCCTGCAGTCCCTCCCTGTGACATGGCAAGCGCACACTCCCGCGCGGCGGTAACTAGGCCCATCCTCCACACCCGGATGGGCCCCTTTCTTTCCCGGCGCCGCGCGCCGCAACGCTTCGCCCCGCCCCGCAACGCAACGCAACGCAACGAACTATTTTCCACCTTCCAAATCTCGAACGATGGAGCTCGAAATTACTCCAATCGATACGAAGCCGCGATCCTCCCTGACGCGGCCCGTAGGACGGGCGCGGCGATGAACGGACGGGACGTTACGGCCCCACCGTGCGCCGTCCAGCCGCGCCCGCTTCCACTTCACGAAATCAATCACTCTGCACATGCCGTTTCCCTTAGTTCACTTGCTCGCAACAGTGAACCTAAGAGGAGTTTGTTCCGTGTTTTTGGAAAAGAGATCCATGACCGCCGTGCTTGTTGAAAAGCTGACCGCCATTGGTGGTGCCGGCACACTCAAAGAACGTGAGTGGCGCATCCGATGCCGCCTGAACTGGCACCACAAGGCCCGTAGTGCGGTGCGGCATCTGCTGTATCGCGAACGGGTTCCTTCCTTTGAGGAGGGCAAACAAATTGAGGCTGCGCACCTTAGGTTTTGCGCGGAAAGGGTTCGACAGAATGCAGCCGAGAATGCGGCTTTGTTTCAGGAAATGCGATCCGCTCTGGCCGCGATGGAGGCAAGCGATCCTGACTTTTTTGCGCCCGACATTGATGCGGTGCGCGCGATGCTGCTTCAGGGCCGGGACCAAGCTAACGAAACTCGCACTGAGGATTGAGGATTAATGGAATTTCACCCGATTGCAAACTGCTTCCCGCTGATCGATGGCCGCGAGTTTGATGAGCTTGTGGCCGACGTCAAGGCTCACGGCATTCATGAGCCTGTGATCATTCATGAAGGTATGATCCTAGACGGGCGCAACAGGTATCGCGCTTCCCAGATTGCGGGCGTTGACTGTCCGCTGGTTCCGTATGACGGGAATGATCCGGTAGGATTTGTTGTCTCGCTCAACCTTCGGCGTCGGCACCTCAGCGAGGGGCAGCGTGCTTGGGTGGCTGCACAGATTGCTAACTTGGGGCATGGGGAAAAGAAGGCAGATAGATCAATTGATCTATCTTCTGTGTCTCAAGAAGACGCGGCCACAATGCTTAACGTAAGCGTGCCGAGCGTGAAGCGCGCGACTGTAGTCCGCGATCACGGCGTTCCCGAGCTGCAAGACAAGGTAGCCAAAGGTGAAGTAGCCCCGTCCACCGCCGCTGATGTCGCTCGTCTTCCTCAGGAGGAACAAAAGGAGATCGTGGCCAAGGGCGAGAAGGAAATCCTTGAGGCCGCGAAACGCATTCGTTCCGAGAAGGCAGAACAGCGCCGCGCGGAACTGGTTGAGGTTGCGGCGACAAAGGTTGAAATGCCAGACGGCAAGTTTGAAACGATCATCATTGATCCGCCGTGGCCAATGCAGAAGATCGAGCGGGATGTACGCCCGAATCAGGTGGCTTTCGAATACCCGACAATGACGGAAGGCGAGCTTGTTGTATTTGGCGACAAGGTCAACGATGCGGCGGCGGATGATTGCCACATGTTCATGTGGACCACACACAAGTTTTTGCCAATGTCGCTTCGGCTGCTAGAGGCTTGGGGCTTTCGTTATGTGCTTACGATGGTGTGGCACAAGAACGGCGGGTTCCAGCCGATTGGTTTACCGCAGTACAACTGCGAATTCTGTGTCTATGCGCGCAAAGGTTCACCAAGCTTTGCTGATACCAAGGCATTTAACGCTTGCTTCGATGCGCCACGGCGCGAGCATAGCCGGAAGCCAGATGAGTTCTATGACGTCATTCGCCGCGTAACGCATGGACCGCGTATTGATGTCTTTTCGCGCGAGCGGAGGGAAGGCTTCTCGCAGTTTGGTAATGAAGCTGGCCTGTTTTCTGGCGAGGCCGCATGAGCGGATACTCTTCTGATCGGCAATGGTCTGACCTGATGATCCCTCAGATTAAGCAGATTGTTGGGCCGTTCCTTCTGGAGACTTCTAGCTTCGACGTGGACGCAAAGCAGGCCACTGACTTGATTGTTTTTACGGCTCGCGACATGAGGATTGCAGCACGAGTGCGGCGACCTGGGTATGCCGAAAGATATCCCTACGAGTTCACTATTCGGTGCAAGCGGGATAGCGGCGCGGAAACTGAACTTTCAAAGATTGTGAACGGCTGGGGTGACTGGCTGTTTTACGGGCACGCCGATGCAAGCAATTGGATTGCCCGGTGGTTTCTCATCGATCTTCACGCATTCCGCGCCGCTTTGATCAGGTGCGCCATGAACGGCGCTAGCCTCAAAGTCACTGAGAAGGCGAATGGCGATGGGACTTATTTCAAATCGTTTGACTTGAGGTCTTTCCCCGAAAGGCCGGCAATTCTGATTGGGGCTAGCCATGACATCAAAAACCAAGAAGCCGCATAGAATGGGAATTTTGACATGACCACGGGCTATGCATGGGCGAAGGCGCGCACGACGGCAGCGCTCAAGGCTGAGGTCGCGGCGGCTGGGAAGGCTGAGGAGCGGATTCACATTGCAATCGTGAACCTGCTTACCGCCACGGCGGCACCGGGCGTGCGGTTTCATCACGTTCCGAACGGCGGCCTCAGGTCCAAGCGTGAGGCCGCGCGCTTCAAGCTGATGGGCGTGAAGCCTGGCGTTTCTGACCTGGTTATTTCCATGCCGGAAGGCCGCACGGGCTACATGGAAGTCAAATCGCCTAAGGGCCGGTTGACTGAGGAACAAGAGAACTTCCTCGCTGCGATGGCTGCGAATGGCAATCTGACGGCGGTGGTTCGTAGCCTTGATGAGGCTGCTGACGTTCTGGCCGCATGGGGTGCGATCCGCCGGGTGAGGGTGGCGGCATGAGCGACGACCGCATAGACGCGTCATGCGCTGACTGCGCTTTCATGCACCGCGACCGTGACGGCGGGCGGTGGTGTTCGTCCCCCCAGCTTCTGAGGGCCATGGGCCATTCCCAGCGGTGTGTCTGGGAACGTGACGGGGTGCGGGATCAATCGCGGGCAGGCGACACGGCGAAGTGTGGCCCGTCCGGGGTCAATTTCAAGCGGCGGAGTCTTGTCTGATGGAATGGACGGATGAGAAAATCGAGACCATGCGCCGCCTTCTCGCGGAAGGGTTTTCATGCGGATATGTCGCAGCCCAACTCGGAACGACGCGCAATTCCGTCATCGGCAAAGTGAGGCGGATTGAGATCGAGACTGGCGAGAAATGGAAGCGTCCGTCCGGGACAATCTACGGCGCGCGCCAGAAGGCCTCGCCAGCGGCAACGCCCGGTCTTGCCACTGTCCTGCAGCTCAGGCGCCCCTTGCCCGCCAGCGCCGTTCCCAAGCCCGTCAAATACGTTCCGGGGGTTCCTGTCGGTATCATCGACGCAACCGGATGCCGGTGGCCTGTTGATCAGGGCAACGTTCCCGGCCGTCACCTGTTCTGCAACGGGTCGATTCACAAGGGCAGCTACTGCGAGTTCCATTCGCAGGAGAATGTGGCGAGCTATTCGGCGGGGCTGATCAGGAAGACCATCAAGCAAGCCGTGAGGGTGGCATAATGGGTTTACCGTTCAAGCAACAGGACCCCGCCCTTGATGAGCGGTTCGGTAACGAGGCGGGCCTTGTTGGTGCCCTGCTGATTTATGCCGATCCGGCGCTATATCGTGCTTCCGCCGCCATATGTGAGGCGGGGCATTTCTCTGACCCGTTCAATGCGCGCATGTTTGAGACAATCGGACGCGGTGTTGAGGCCGGACTTGCCAATTTCCCCTTGGTGCACTGGATTATCGGGCAATTCCGCGATGATCAGACGCTTGATGAAATGAAGATCACTGCTTCGGGGATTGTCGCAAAATATTGCGGCATGGCATTCCCGGCAATTGCTGTTGAGGGGGCCTCTCGGCAGCTAAAGCATGATTTCCTGAAGGACCTGCTTAACGAAGTGGTTGAGTCCGGGGATACTGCGGCGGCGGAAACCACTGCGGCGGAAATGGAACGGCTTTCCCGCGCGCACCTGACCAAGGATGCGGGCATTGACCGCTTGGGCAACGTGGCCCGTGGGGTTGTCGAGCGGATATCCGATAGTTTTGCGAATGGCGTGGTGCCGGATCATTCCGCGTGGCCCGGATCGGCGCGTTTGGCTGAGCTTATGGGCGGCTGGCGTCGTGGCAGGCTTTACGTGATCGGCGGGCGTCCGGGTGCCGGCAAGACCACGGCAGCGCTTTCCTTGCTGCTCAGGACGGCAGAGAGGGGCCATGGCGTCCTGATGTTTGAGCTTGAAATGACGGCTCAAGAGCTAACTGAGATTGCCTTGTGCGATATGGCTTGGTCGAGCAAGGCCCGGATCGAGTATCGTGACCTGTCCACCTTCACAGATATCAGCCAGGACAAGGTTGAAAGGCTATGTGCCGCTGATAACCGGCTTCAGCGCCTGCCGTTTGTGATTTCGGATTCGCCGGGCCTGACCATAGCTGAGATACGTTCTCAGGCCATGCAGTATGCCCAACGGCTTGAGGCGAGCGGATCACGGCTTGAGGTGGTCTGCATTGATCACCTGAACCTCGTGAAGGCGACGGGCCGCTATCAAAGCAACAAGGTGGCAGAGACTGAGGAGGTCTCGAATGCCTTGAAGGCGCTGGCCAAGGAATTGAAGTGCGCCGTTGTCGTGTTGTGTCAGCTCAACCGTGGTGTTGAGGGCCGGGACGACAAGAGGCCGGGGCTGGCGGATTTGAGGTGGTCCGGCGCGATTGAGCAGGACGCTGACATGGTGATGTTTGTTTACCGTGAGGCCTATTACCTGTCCAAGCCGGTTGATGATCCTACAGCCGATATTGAGCGCCAGGACAGGCTTCGGGAAGTCCAGAACAGGTTGGAAGTCATTGTGGCGAAGCATCGCGGCGGGCCGACGCCGGTGCTGGAGTTCTTCTGCGACATGGGGTGCGGTGTGGTTCGAGATATGGAGAAGCGCTGATGAGTGTGTCATCACAGGAATTGCGGAAGCTTGCGGCTCTGAACCTTTCTCCTGAGCAGATGTCAGCCGTGCTCAACCTTCTTGCAGATCGCGCCGAAGCTGAGGAGCGTAGGAAGGCTGCTCAGGCGGAAATGCCTTGTGCGGCTTTTGGCGGGGCGGGCAAATCAAAGGGTGCTGAAAGGACGGCTCGCTGGCGCGCCAAGAAAGCTGGCGATCAGGGCGTCACAGAAAGCGTCACAAGCGTCACAGAAAGCGTCACAGAAAGCGTCACAAGCGTCACAGAAAGCGTCACAAGCGTCACAGAAAGCGTCACAAGCGTCACCCCTTCCCCCCTTGTTCCCCCCCTTGAAGTTTCCCCCACACCCCCTTCTAAAACCCCCCCTATAATCCCCCCATCCCAGCCGCGCGCGCCTGACGAGTTCGAGGCTGTTGACGCTGCGCTTCGGAAAATCGAAGGCCTCGGCAACCATCCGGTGGCGGTTGATCCCGTCATCGGCCCAATCTGGCAACTGGTCCAGCAGGGCTACAACCTCAAAACCGAAATCATTCCGAGCATTCGCCAGCAAATCGCCAAGACCCGAAAGCGAATAACCCGATGGGGGTATTTCGTTCCGGGCATCATCGAGGCCAGAACCGGGCCTGCTGAGGTGATTTCGCCCGCCGTCACTGCCGATTGGCAAAAGAAACTTGATTGGGCAAGGCGGGAACGCAAATGGCCCTACAGCGCATGGGGGCCACCGCCTCACAAGCCCGGTTGCCGTGTCCCGCCTGCGATGCTCAAGCCGGATGACGGCGAAGGCTGGGGCGATTGGAGGCTGGCCTCATGAACTACGTCTACACCCTCCTCCTCTCCGCCTATGGCCCTCGCTGCAAGTCCTACAACCCCAAATGCGAGGCATGCCGGGCGTGGGCTGAATACGACGCCATGAAGGCCATCACAAAGGAAGCGGCATGAGCTGGCTAATCGTTAGGACTGACGCCCGCAAGGAATCCTATGTGGCCGCTCAAATAGCCGGGCATGGCCATGACGCATGGGTTCCCGCTCAAATGATCCCGGTCCGCCCTCATGGCGCTCGCAAGCTCACGGCAAAGGCTGGGGTGACCATCAAAGAGCTGCCGATCCTTCCGAGGCGGGTTTTTGTGCAGGTTGATTGGCATGAGGCGAATTCGTTCGCCAGCATTCGCCACGTTCAAGGCGTAGAGCGTGACGGGGAGGAGCGGGTTATCCTCATTCCTGACGCTCAAGTTGCCTCATTCAGGGCAGAGATAGACCGTGAGAACACGTCAGCGCTGGCCTTGGCACAAGCCAGAAGCCGTAAGCAGAAAGCGAAATGGCGCTCGCTTCAGGAAGGGCTTATTGACCTGATTGACAGCGCAAAGCAAAAAATGAGCCAAGCGGCATAGCCGCCACAATTCCGCCATGATTGCATGCGTTATAGGGTTGAATATCTGTACGCATATGCCGCTCAAGAGGGTTCGCCCCGTGGCTGCGGAACGCTGTAGTTTCAGCGTCATTGGCGAGATTTGCCACCATTCAGCAAATGCTAAAATTTGCTAAAACCCGGTAAAAACGAAACAAAAGGACAATCACCATGTCTGGCGACCAAGCTAATACGGCAGTCGCCGCCAGAAATGAAAAAGGCCAATTCCTATCTGGGACTATTGGCATTGGCGGCAGGCCAAAAGGCGCACGCAACAAGCTAGGCGAAGAGTTCATCAAGGCTCTTGCCAGCGACTTTGACAAAAACGGACCGGAAGCAATTGCCCGTGTTCGTGAAGAGCGCCCCCAGGATTACCTTAAGGTGATCGCTTCCCTGCTTCCGAAGGAAATCAAGCTGACCGATGAGCGAGAACTCAGCGACGAAGAACTTGACCGCCGAATTCGAGACCTTGCCTCAGTCCTCGGGGACTTTATTGCAGGTCAAGGCGGAACTCTTGTCGTTACTGGAGGAGGCTCGGAGACGCCATCACACTAGGCGGCTCGACAGGTACAAGCCATATCCGAAGCAAATCGAGTTTCACACAGCTGGGGCTGACCGGCGTGAACGACTGTTCATGGCAGGCAATCAGCTCGGGAAAACATTGGCGGGTGCGGCTGAAGCCGCCATGCATCTCACAGGGCAGTATCCGGGCTGGTGGCAGGGCAAGCGGTTTGACAGGCCTGTTATGATGCTTGCCGGTTCCGAGTCTTACGAGTTAACCCGCGACGGCGTTCAGAGGCTTCTTGTGGGCCCGCCAGAGCGTGAAACGGAATGGGGAACGGGATACATACCCGGCGCATCCATCGCCTCTACAGACCGCCGCCAGGGCGTTCCGAACGCTCTTGAGAACGTCACGGTTCAACACGCATCGGGCGGCACAAGCGTTGTGCAGTTCAAGGCCTATGAGCAGGGCCGGGGCAAGTGGCAGGCTTCGACGGTCGATTACGTCTGGTTTGACGAGGAACCGCCGGAAGACGTCTATTTTGAGGGTATCACCCGCACGAATGCGACACGCGGCCTGATCGCGGTCACCTTTACTCCGCTCAAGGGCATGTCAAGCGTCGTGGGGCGCTATCTTCTGGAACCATCGCCTGACCGGGCGGTAATTTCCATGACCATTGATGACGCGCTGCACTACACCGACGAGGATCGGGCGCGCATCATTGCCAGTTACCCGGCTCATGAACGAGAGGCCCGCACCAAAGGCATCCCGTCTCTTGGCTCGGGGCGTATCTTCCCGGTGGCGGAGGAAAGCATTGTCATTGATCCCATTCCTATCCCGGAACATTGGGCTCAGATCGGCGGCATGGATTTCGGGTTTGATCACCCGTTTGGAGCGGTCAGGTGTGCCTGGGACCGGGACAACGATACATTCTATGTCGCCGCTGACTATCGGGAGCGGGAAGCAACACCGATCATTCATTCAGCCGCGGTGAAGCCTTGGGCGGAATGGTTGCCATGGGCTTGGCCGCACGACGGGCTGCAACACGACAAGGGGTCTGGCGAGCAGTTGGCAGAACAATACAGGCAACAGGGGCTAAAGCTGTTGCCAGAACGTGCCACATTCGACGACGGCACCAACGGCGTCGAGGCTGGTTTGTCTGACATGCTACAACGGATGCAGACGGGCCGCTGGAAGGTGTTCCGGACTTGCGCTCACTGGCTTGAGGAATTCAGGCTGTATCATCGGAAAGACGGCAAAGTTGTAAAAGAGCGTGACGACGTGATTTCGGCGTCACGATATGCCTTGATGATGAAGCGCATGGCGACGTTGAAGCCTCAACCGCGTAAATCAGTTTCTCGCACTCTGCATCCTCAAGGGGCTTGGCTGGCATGAGCATTACCGATTCCGTTTCTGCGATCTTGCTTGTGCTGGCGTTGTGCTGGGGCGGATCTCTGATGATTGACCTTACCATTGGCGAATGGCTTCGGAAGCGGCGCAAGAGATACAGAGGGTATTGAGTGCGACAAACCCAATTGCTATGTTCGGATTATTCGTTCCTCAAAGGACTGGCACGGAGGGCGTGGCAGAATTAAGGAAACTGTTCCCCGTATTGACGCCGCCAAGATTGGCGAATGGTGCTGGACGGAATGGGAAGAGCCTGTCGAAATACCTGAAGATCGTCGTGGAGAGTACTCGGAATGGTGGTACAGGTGACCGGTGATGAAGGTGGTTCGCTGATGCCAGCAAATACAATCAAAGTCCGTCGCCTTCGCTTTCTGGACGACACGGCCAACATGACTGAGGCCTACAGGCTTGACGCCGTTGATGATGATCGCGTTCCTTACCTTGGTGTCGACATGTGCAGGAACTTGGAGCGAGAACCGTTTACTGAGGCGGAATTCGCCGCCAAGTTGTCGGTTTTGAAAGAGGCCCTTATCGCGGAAGGCGCTGCGGACGACGCAACGACGCTTGAGGTTTATGATCAGGAACTAGGCGAGATTTGAAAGGGATGATGGAACGTAGGCGTTTTTTAACCGGGTCTGCGGCTTTTATCGCGGCCCCGGCAATCATCAAGGTTGCCTCGCTGATGCCGATCAGCGTTCAAGAATTTCGGCTTCATCCGGTAGGCAATAGGATTTTGACGGCAGAAGAAATAACGCAGGAAGCATATGCAATATTGAGCGTCGCATATAATCGGCGGGGCTTATGGCTGGCATGAAAACATACACCTTTGCCGAACTGTTTAAGATGTATCCGAGATTCGCAGCCTCACCTATGTGAAGCACAAATAGTTTCTCCGTCGTGATGACGGACACTCTCCGGAAGGAGGCTCAATGTCTGACAAGGACATTCTAGCCGAAGCAAAGGAAGCCTATCGCCTTGGTATCGAGGCTGAAAAGGACAACCGGGATTCCTATATTGAGGATTACCGCTTTTCCCGGCTTCACGAGCATTGGCCGGAGGACGTGGTCAAGCTTCGCCAGTCTCAGGGCAGGCCGACGCTGACCATTCCCCGGCTTCCGGCATTTATCCGCCAGGTGGTGAACGACACCCGCCAGAACAGGCCGCGCATTCGCGTGAAGCCTGTCGATTCATTTGCAGATCCCAAGACGGCTACGGTTTATGACGGACTCATCTTGAATATTGAAACCGCTTCCAATGCAGCGGTTGCCTACGACACCGCTGTTGATTGCTCAGTCTCGGGCGGCTTTGGCTATTTCCGAATTGACGTCGAATATTCCTCGCATATGAGCTTTGACAAGGAACTGCGGATCAACCGCATTCCGAACCCGTTGCAGGTGGTTGGCGATCCGTATGCACAATGCGCGGATTCAAGCGACTGGAATGTTGCTTTCCTCACGTCGCTGCTGAGCAAGGACGCGTTCGGCAAGCGGTACAAGGGTGCAGCGCCGTCCAACTGGTTCGAGACTGATTACCGCTCGCTGAACGACCCGTGGCGGGATGGCGATGAGGTCATGATCGCTGAATACTGGACGCGTGAGGAAGTCGACAAGACGCTTCTCAAGCTGTCTGACGGGCGCGTGATGCTTGAGGAGGTCTATGCCAAGCAGGGCGAGATGCTGATGGCTTATGGCGTGGTGCCTACGGGCGAAATGCGCCAGACGAAGGGCTATAAGGTTCGCCAGCACATTGTGACGGGCGCTGAGGTGCTCGAAACCAAGGATTGGGCAGGCTGCTATATCCCGATTGTGCCGGTGTACGGTGAGGAACTGAATGACGCTGGCAAGCGGTTGTTCCGCAGCCTCATCAACAGCGCCAAGGACGCGCAGCGCAGGCTGAATTACTGGGTATCGTCAGCGACTGAGCTTGTGGCGCTCGCCCCTAAGACGCCGTTTATTGGCGATGAGCGGGCCTTTGAGGCTGAACCGGGCAAATGGGCCACGGTCAACACGCATACGCATCCTTACATCGCGGTGCCGAACGGTGCGCCGATCCCTCAGAGACAGCCTTTGGATAGCGGGCAGGCCATTGGTGCCATGTCGCAGGCCCTAGCGGCTGGGGACGATATAAAGTCCGTTCTCGGCATGTATGACGCGTCTCTCGGGGCCAAGTCGAATGAGACAAGCGGCAAGGCCATCATGGCCCGCCAGCGTGAAGGCGATACGTCCACCTTCCACTTCATTGACAACCTTTCCAGAGCTATTCAGCACGCCGGGCGCATTCTGGTTGACTTGATCCCGCACTGCTACACGCCGGGCCAGATGGTGCGCATTCTTGGCCAGGACGGACGGTCTGCCACGGTTGAAATCACAAACCGCATGCCGGGTGAGCAAGCCCCTGAGGCGCAGCCTTTCGAGGAGGGCGTCGATCCGGGAATCACCATGGCTTACGATTTTGGCGTTGGGCGCTATGACGTGGTTGTTGACTCTGGCCCGTCCTTTACGACGCGCCGTGAGGAAACGGCGAACCAGATGATTGAGATGATTCGGGCAGTTCCGGATATCGGCGCGCTCATTGGCGACAAGCTGGCGAAGAACCTCGATTGGCCTGATGCGGAAGAGATTTCCGAACGGCTCAAGAAAATGCTTCCGCAGCAGGTAACGGGGCAGGGCGGATTGCCGCCTGAGGTCGAGCAACAGATGCAGCAGGGCATGCAGCTCATTCAGCAGCAGCAGGCTGAACTTGAGAAGCTGAAGACGGACAAGAGCCTTGAGGCCCGCAAGGTCGAGATTGACGCCATGAAAGCTGAGACTGAGCGCCTCAAAGAGCTTTTGCCCTACATGACGCCTCAAGGCCTTGCCTCTCTCGGGCTTCAGATGAACATGCAGGCGCTAAACACTCCTGACATTGCGCCGGGTTCCTCGCCCGCTTCAACCCCAATTCAGTAGGATCAAATCCATGTCAGCACAGATTTCAGTGCATACAATGTCCTTCATCCGCCCTGCCGATACCACGGCCTATGCGTCGGGTGATCTTGTGGCCAATTCAACAACTGCTGGTAGCGTGGTGCCCATGTTGTTCCTTGTTGGCTCACGCCAGCGGGGGGCGATGATCCGTCGCGTGATCCTGCACAAGTCTGGCACCGGCGTCACCAATGCCAGTTTCCGGGTGCATGTATACAGGGCTGCGCCGATTACGGTGGCCAATGGCGATAACGGCGCATGGTCTACAAATCGCTCGATTGACTATGCGGGCGCATTCGACGTGACGGTTGATCGGGCGTTCACGGACGGCGCTGTTGGGGTAAGCGCGCCGATCACGGGGGCGGAGATCAACGTGAATGAAGACGTTATCTTTGTGCTTATTGAGGCCCGCGGCGCTTATACGCCGGTCTCTGGCGAGGTGTTCTCTGTTGAACTGGAAGTGGTTCGCAACTGATGCTTGGCCAATCGCTCACGGTAGCAGCGGCGGTTCTGTCGCGTCGAGGGACTGCGGTTTCTCCGCCTCCACCGCTTTTGCTTCCGCTGGACGGTCTCACGGCGGCTGGGGCGTGGTCCTCGGGGCGGCGTCTGCGCACGGCCTACACGGGGCCTCTGATCAGGGTGAGGCGGTCCACGGACAATGCCGAGCTAAATATCGGTTACACGGCGTCCAATGACCTCGACACGACGGCGCTTTTGAACTTCGTCAACGGCGTGACGTTGCCGCTCGACTCCGTGTCGGTTTCGGCGGCTGGTGCTTATTCGCTCCGGCGGTTGCGCGGCGCCTATACGGGGCCTGCGCTCCGGGTCAGGCGATCAAGCGACAACGCAGAACAGGACATCGGCTTCGACAATGACGGCAACCTCAACACGGCCTCGCTGTTGGCCTTCGTCGGCAGCGGTGACGGGTTTGTAACCGTCTGGTACGACCAGAGCGGCAACGCCCGCGACAAGACGCAAACGGCGGCGGCAAGTCAACCCCGGATCGTCGTGTCTGGCACCGTGCAGACCATGGGCTCGCGCCCGGCCATCAACTTCGGCGGATCGCCCCAGCACCTCGCTACAGCAACATCCTATAACGTCTGGGCCGTGGTCGCGGCAGCGCAGCACACGTCATTTGTATCCCTGGCGGGCCTGTGGGGTGTGACAAGCGACTTGGGTATCCGCTTGGACAGCTCAAGCTTCGCCTATCGCAACAGTATTGCTGATTTTGGCACGGCTTTCGCACGCCTCAATGGCGTGCAAACAGCCCCAGCGACCACTACGGCGCTGGTCAATACAGCGCCCCACATCATCGCCATGCATCGCAGCACAGTGGCGGGCGTGTCGCCGCGCATCGGCGGCTATTTCACCCCGCGGAACATAAACGGGCGCGTTGCGGAGTTGATCGAGTTTGCAGCAGAACCGACTGCTGCCGACTACATTTTCATTGAGCAGTCCGAAGCGGCGTATTACGGGATCACTCACGCGACAGCGATGCCCGAAGGTTTCGTTTCGGTCCTCTACGACCAGTCGGGAGCGGGGCTCAACGCCACGCAGACCACGGCGGCAAACCAAGGCCGGGTTGTGGTGGAGGGTGCGCTGAACACCATCGGGACGCGTCCCGCCATCCTCGGCAACGGCACGAGCAGCGGTTATGCGATTGCCAATGCTGCCGTACAGGCCATGAATGCCGTGGTGCGGCCAGCGGTCAACAGCGGCGGCGCATACAGGATGATCACGACATCGGCACCAGTGGGTGGCGCGATGATCCTGGCCTCTCTGAATGCTGGCACCTCTTGGGGCACATATGGCGGGGCAAACCGCCCAGCCAATACGCAGCTTCTGGCAAACACAACTTACGTGCTCACGCTCAACGGCGGCGGGTTCTTTGCGAACGGTGCGCCGGATGGGACTTACGCATCAACGGAAGGGCAGGCCGCTGGCCGCATCATGTCGAGCACAAGCAGCATGTACTTCTCTGGTTCCATTGGCGAGGTGACGTGGTTTGCGTCGGCACTCGGCACGACGGACCGGCAGGCGCTTGAAACAAATCAGAACGCTTATTGGGTTTAAGGGAAGCCGTACATGGCGCTTTATCTTGTCTTCGACCTTCAGGCCGACGCGCAATATGTCGGCGATTACATCACCGCTGCTCTTGGCCTTCCGACCGGCCCTGAGAACGTGACCACGCATTGGAACGACATCCGCCAGCGCTTTGACGGCAAGTGGGTTCTGATGTGGCCCGGACGAAATGGCTTGATCCCGCCCGATGCGCCGCCCTTCGTCATCGAAGAATACGACCCGGCTTGGTTTGAGGCTTCCGAGCCTCTCTAACGAATCCCGCGCAATAACGCGCGTGATGCCCCGTCGTGATGACGCGGCTTTCCCAGTGAGCAACCGAAAGGACTCCCGATGGAACTTTCTACCTCGACCAATCCCGAAACCGAAACTGTTGAAGTGGAGGCGGCGGAAGTCGAAACCCCTGATGAGCAGACTCTAGAGACTGAAGCCGAAGCGCCGGAAGGCGAGGAAGCGGCGGAAGAAGAGGAAGAGCTGGACATTGACGGCAACCCTCTGAAGGTGCCGAAGACGCTGGCTGAAAAGCTCAAGGCCCGCATGATGATGCAGGCCGATTATACGCAAAAGACGCAAACGCTCGCAGAGCAGCGCCGGGAATACGAGGCCCAGCGCCAAGCCTTTGAAGCAGAGGAACAGGTCAAGCGGGAACTCTTCAATGAAGAGGCCCAGCTTTTCAATGTTCGTCAGCGCCTTCAGGCGTTTCAGAATGTGAACTGGACTGAGGCCTACGGCAAAGACCCGCAACGCGCGGGGATGATGCAGGCTGAATATACCCAGCTCAAGGACTTCCATGACCGCTTGAACGGTCATGTTGAGAACCGCAGAACCGAACTGGCCAAGTCGCGCGAACAGGAAACTGCAATCGCACGCGACAAGGCAATCGCTGAAGCATTCAGCGTTCTCAACAAACCCGATCCCGAACTCGGCTGGGACGGCAAAATTGATGATGAAAAGGCGCGTGCTCTTACGGATGCGGGCATCAAATTTGGCTACAGCAATGAAGAATTGATTGCCGCCAATAGTGATCCCCGCGCAGCCAAAGTGCTTAACCTCGCGCGCCTTGGACTCAAATATCTTGAGGCTCAGCGCAAAGCCCCGCAGCGCCCAGCGGCAGAGCCTGCCGCCAAGGTGCCCGCTGCAAAATCACCGGGCCACCCGCGCGATCCTGAAAAGATGACTTATGCGCAATATGCGGCAGGGCGGAAGTCTGGCCGTATCAAGTAAACAACGAATGCCCGCCGTGAGGCGCGCTATTCCCATTGATGGAGTTTGGCTATGCCGAACACGACACTTACAGCAGATGTAATTGCCAAAGAAGCCTTGCTGCTTCTGGAAAATGACCTTGGTGTTCTCGACACCTTCCACCGCGCAAATGAGGAAGAATATTCCGAGACTGTGAACGGGTACAAGAAGGGGTCAACCATTGCGATCCGCCGTCCGGCTGATTTCACGGTTCGTACCAACTCGACGCTTAATTCTCAGGACGTGATTGAAGGCAAGGTAAACCTTGTGATCGATCAGGTTCGCGGTGTTGACTTTGAGTTTACCTCGACGGACCTGACGTTGTCCGTTTCCAAGCTCTCTGAGCGTGTTCTAAAGGGCGCAATGTCTTCGCTGGTGAATAACATCGCGGCGGATTGCATGAGCGCTTTTTACCCGGAAGTCTATAACTGGGTTGGTTCCTCGGGTCAGGTTGTCAACTCGTTTGATGACTTCTATCGCGCGCCTGAGCGACTGAACGAAATGGCAGTTCCGTTGGACAGCCGCTATGGCGTTCTGTCGCCGCGTGATCACGGGGCGATGCTTGGCAATCTCACCGGGCTTTATATCTCGGGCGATGCCAAGGGAGCTTATCGCAAGGCCAATCTGGGGGAAATCGGCGGCGTCGAAACAATGATGTCGCAGGTTGTGCCTACCCACGTTAACGGCACGGCGGCTGGTACGCCGCTGATCCGTGGCGGTAGCCAGAGTGTGACCTATGACACGGCCAAGAATAGCTGGTCCATGTCTCTGTCAACGGACGGCTGGTCATCGTCTGGCACGCTAACCCGTGGCACGGTCTTCACCATTGATGGCGTGTTCATGGTGAACCCGAAGACCAAGGCGACCACTGGCATTCTGCAGCAGTTCACAATCATGACTGCCGCGACTGCGAATGCCACCACAACCAATGACACGCCGCTGACCGTATCGCCTGCGATCATCATTTCTGGTCCTCATCAGACCGTGACGGCGGCTCCGGCTGATAACGCTGCAATCACTGTTGTGGGGGCCGCAAGCGCTTCAAACCGTCAGAACCTTGTCTATCACAAGAACGCTTTCGCTCTTGCGATGGTGCCGATGGAACTTCCGCAGGGCGCTTATGGTGCCGCGCGTCAGACCTATAACGGCATTAGCGTCCGCGTGATTCCGGTTTACGACGGCACGAACGATATCAGCAAGTGGCGTCTCGACGTCCTGTATGGACGCAAGTGCATTGATCCGCGCTTGGCCACCCGGCTTACCGGCACGGCCTAACGATAATCAGGGGCGGGGAGCGATCTCCGCCCCATACCTCGCGGGGTGCCCATGGAAGATACACCAGAAGTCTCGGTTCTCGTTTATGCGCAGGACGGCACGCCAACGGGCATCACGTCTCTTGAGATAACGGACTCGACAGAGCCGGGCCGCGCGCTTTTGACGGCTGCAAGCGTGACGGAACAGCGTACTGATCTTGGCCTTGGCACTGCCGCGCTGGCCAATACCGGCGATTTTGCGGCAACCTCGCACACGCATATCATTTCCAACGTCACGGGCTTGCAGACGGCGCTGGACGGCAAGGCGGCAACCTCGCACACGCATATCATTTCCAATGTCACGGGCCTGCAGACGGCCTTGGACGGCAAGGCGGCGCTGGTTCACTCACATATCATCGCTGACACAACCGGGCTACAGACGGCGCTGGATGGCAAGGTCGGCATTCCTGCATCATCCGCTCAAGGCGACATTCTCTATCGTGATGGCACCGGCTGGGTACGCCTTGCGGCAGGAACGAGCGGGCAATTGCTGCGCACGAATGGCGCGGGCGCAAACCCCAGCTGGGGTGTTGGGGCAAACATCGTTGTTGGGTCCACGATAGCGACAACCAGCGGCAACATTCAGGACTTCACCGGCATTCCAGCAGGCGTGCGGCGCGTGCATTTGATCTTTGATGCGGTGAGCACGAACGGGATCCAAAGCGTTCTTGTTCAGCTCGGCACCTCAGGCGGTGTGGAAACCACGGGCTACTTTGGCGGATTTTCCGCGCTGACGAACGCTGCTGCGGTGCTGAACGTCAACGGTTTTGCCGGTTTCCCTATTGTCGGCAACACCGCAGGTTTTAGCCGATTTGGGCGACTAACACTAACCACTATCGGGGTAAACCGCTGGATTGGCGAGGCTGTCATCGGAACGGACGGTGTTTTGGCTACTCAAGTCATGGGCGGCGTCAAGGCTATTTCCGGCACCCTTGACCGCCTCCGGCTCGGAATAGTTGGTGGCACCGAGCAGTTTGACCAAGGCTCCGTCACGCCTATGTGGGAGTTCTGATCTTGAATCGCATCGAGACCAACGTCATCACGGGCGAGCAGACCGTCATTCCTCTCACGCCGGAGGAGATCGCAGCGCTTCCGCCGCTTCCAGGTCCCGTCGTTCCAGTATCCGTCACGCCGCGACAGGTTCGGCTGCTTCTGCATAGCCAGAACCTTCTTTCTCAGGTCGAGGCTATCATAGCCGCTTCCGATGAGCCGACGCGCATCGCTTGGGAATACGCCCTTGAATTCCGGCGCGATGATCCGTTGCTGCTTCAGCTTGCCGGTAACCTGAACCTCACGGCGCAACAGGTCGATCAATTCTTCATCACGGCTGCAGGTCTATAATTCATGACAACCTACGCCATCATGCGCGCCCGCATTGCCGACGAAATGGCAAACGACGGTGCCCTCACGACCAACCAGATCAACAACGCCATTCAAAGCGCCATCAAGGCCTATGAGCGTGAGGAGTGGTGGTTCAATGTCCGTTCGGTTTTCTTCAACACGATCACGAATGGCGAGATTTACGGTTCCTCACCGCTCGACACCTTCAATGATATGATTGACGTAAAGGCGATTTCCAGCGGCGCTGGCGCGAATGACAAGCGGCCTCTCCGGGCTGTCGATAACAGCTTCATTGAGGACGTTCAGGATGGTTCCGTCACTGGCGAGCCTGAATACTACACGCGCGTTGCCAATCGGCTTCGGTTCTACCCAATCCCAAATGCGGAATATCGCGTCAATCTCACTTACGTGTACAAGCTGGCGACGCTGATAAATGACGGCGACACAAACGCATGGGTAGATGAGTGCGAGGAGCTGATCCGCAACGGTGCCAAGCGGCGGATTGCCCTTGAAATATTGCAAGCAGACGATCTGGCGGCCCGCTTTGCGACACTCGAGCGCGAGATATACGACAGGCTTCGCCGTGAAAACCGTCTTCGCCAGCCTCAGCAGCAATTGCGGGTGAACTGGCCTTTCAACCGGAACTATTTTGACTCTCGACGGGGTGAGTAATGGTTCCTTTCGCCAACCATGCCTTAGAGCCGTCTTACTAGATGGCAAAACGACACACAGGGCGATTGCCAAGGCTTATGGCGTGCATTTTGCCACTATAAGCGACTTGGCAAATGGTAAGACATGGAGGCGTTCTTAATGGCTCTCGTCCCTTTTAGTAGCTTCATGCCAGACATAGCGGCTTTTGAGACGAATGCAGCGCGTGAGGCGGTGAATGTGATCCCGTCCGCGTCCGGCTATCGTCCGTTTCCGGCTTTCAGCAACACGGCGTCGGCTATTACGGCGCGTGCGCAAGGTGCTATCTCGGTTCGCTCGACAACGGGCGTGATCTATAATTTCTGCGGCGATGCGGGCAAGCTGTACCGGCTCAATTCGAACGGTGCAGGCTGGACTGATGTTTCACGTGCGACAGGTGGTGCTTATGCCACTGCTTTGGATTCGCGCTGGTCATTTGCCCAGTATGGGGATTTCATTATCGCATGCAACGGCGCTGACGAAACACAGGTCTATCAGCTCGACACGTCCACCAACTTTTCCGCCCTTGCAGGCTCACCGCCTCGCGCGTCGTTTGCGGGGTCCATTCGTGAATTCGGCGTGCTGGCGAGGGATTCGACCGCGTTCAATCGCATCCGCTGGTCAGCTATTGGCAACGTCGCCGATTGGGTAACCAGCGCCACGACACTTAGCGACTATCAGGATTTCCCTGATGGCGGCTCAATCATGGGTTTCGTCGGGGGCGAGTACGGGATTGTGTTCCAGGAACGTGCGGTTCATCGCATGAGCTATGAAGGCCCGCCCACGGCTTTCCGGTTTGACAAGATAGCCAACTTCCTCGGGTGCCGCGCCGAAGGGTCCATTGCAGCTTATGAGAACCTCGCGTTCTTCCTGAGCGATGACGGCTTTTACATGATCCGGGCCGGGTCTGAGATTGTGCCGATAGGTGCCGAAAAGGTTGACCGCTGGCTTGAAGAAAATATTGATGAAGGCAATATCTACCGGGTGTCAGCGGCCATCGATCCGATCAACAAGATTTACGTGGTTGGCTTTGCGTCCACCAATTCTGGTGACGGCACGCCTGACAAGATTCTGGTTTATCATTGGGTAACAGGCCAATGGTCGACAGCGGCGGTTCGTCATCAGCTCATCTATTCGGCGGCGACACAAGCCGCCTATACGATTGATGGCATGGACGCGGTGTCTGCCACGATTGATGGCCTTTCGTTCCCGGTCGATTCACGCTTTTGGTCTGGTTCCGGGCGTCTTCTGCTGGCAGGTTTCGACACGCTCAACAGACAGGGCTACTTCACCGGAACGCCGCTTGAGGCGACGATAGAGACTGGCGACACGCAACTGTCGCCGGGGCGCAAAAGCCTGTTCCGGGGACTGAGGCCCATGATTGAGGGCATGTCTGTCACGCCGATACTGACTGTCGGCTCTCGGGACCATCTGTCAAGCAGCGTTACCTTCGGCGCGCCTATCCCGGCAAATTCAACAGGGTTCTGTCCGGCCCGCGTCAATGGCCGCTACCATAGGGCTCGGATTACCATTCCGGCTGGCAATGAATGGCGTTTTGCACGCGGTGTTGATGACCTCAAGTTCTCTGGCGCGGGTGCACGATGAGGACGGACCGGACGGATATAAGCCGTGTTCTTGGGCAGTTCTTCCCGACAATGGAAAACGCCACGTCCAGTGATTGGCATTTCTTCCTCGACAAGGTGACAGGGATTGAAACGCCGCTCGACATGCCGAATGGGCAGGCTTTCGACCGCTGGCGGCAGGCGCTGGCGAAGGACGGTTATCCTGTTTTCCAGTATTCAGAACAGGACTTGGCAGAGAAAAAGGCCAAGGCTTCTGCAATGTTGCAGGCGGAAGAGGCGCGCGCGGCTGCTATGGGCAAGACGTTATCCGAGCTTGCGAAGGAAGCGCCGAACTGGACGGCTTCCGAAATCCTGGCCAGTCAGAAAGATTGAGCATGACAATCAGGGCTTTTCTTCATCTTCCGCCGCCCGCTACCTTCAGCAACCTTGCTGACGTTTCCGCTTACACCCGGCGCATGTGGGATGCGCTGTTTCGGCTTCGCCAAGGCAAGATCGAAAGTGTGACTGAATTTCAGCTTGCGTCCGGCGCGACGACGACGACACTCAACTATCAAGGCCTCTCGCCGCAATCTGTCGTCATCTTCGATCCGAAAACAGCGGCGGCGGCAACGGAACTGGCGGCGGGCACCATGTATGTCCTCACGGCCAATCGCGGAAACGACATGTGGACGGTAACGCATAGCAACGGGTCTTCGCCTCGCTTATTCCAGGTGGCGATCCTTGGGTAGCGCAGCACTTGAGTTTTCGGGTGTCCTCGATGCCCAGATATGGGCGGTGTGGCACACAGTATCACCGATGCTCAGTCCGGCTCTTGGCGAGGGTGAAACGCCGGAACAGTTGCTTGCCGACCTCATGGCCAGAAGAGCTCAGTTGTGGATTGCGGCAAGCGAGCATGGGATCCATGCGGCTTGTGTGACTGAGCTGGTACGGCGCGGCGAGCGGTTCTATTGCAATGTCTGGCTGACAGGCGGAAACGGGGTGAACAATTGGGTTCATTTCCTCGACACGATAGAAGAATGGGCAAAAGAGCAAGGCTGCGATGCGATGTTGATTGACCGCGCGCGGCCCGGCTGGAAAAGGCTGCTCAATGGCTACAAGACACAAACACTAACGCTCACGAAGGAACTGTAAACATGGGCGGCAAATCCAAGACTGTAAAGCAAACTCAGGAATCATCGCCTTGGGCACCCCAGCAAGGGCCTCTCAAATTCGCGTTTAGTGAAGCTGAGCGGCTTTACAAGAACCAAGGGCCGGAGTTCTTCGGCGGCGACACGGTGGCGGATTTCGCGCCTCAGCAGGAAGATGCGTTCCGGCTGGGCACGCAACGGGCCATGGCGGGCAACCAGACCATGCGCATGGCGGAAGGCTTTAATCAGGACGTCCTCTCTGGCAAGTATTCAGGCGATCCGTATCAGGGGCAGGTGTTCCAGAACATTCAACAGCGGGTAATGCCTGCGGTGAATTCACAGTTCATGGGGTCTGGCCGTTATGGTTCCGGGCTTCAGTCTGACACGGCGGCAAGGGCGATGACTGAAGCGTTCGCGCCCTATGCGTCCAGCATGTATCAGAAGGGGGTTGACCGCATGGGGCAGGCGGCACGCATGGCACCGGTATTCGCGGCGAATGACTATGCTGATTTGTCCGCTCTTGAGTCCATCGGGCGGCAACAGCAGGGGCAAGCGCAGGCTGAAATTGATGGCAACCGTGAGCGCTGGGATTACAATCAGAACCTTCCCTATAACAAGCTTGGCCAGTTCCTGAATAACATTGGCGGGAACTATGGCGGGACTGTTGTCAGCACCTCAAAGGTTCCTCAGCCGTCCATGCTTTCGCAGATTGCGGGTGCAGGGCTGGGGGCCATAGGTGGGCTGGGCGGTCTTGGCTGGCGTCCATTCGGGTAACATCTTCCCCGGCCTAAAGGCCGAGGATTTCCAAGGAGACTAAGCAACTTGAAGAGTTCGCGCTTCATCGCCGCCCCAAAGGATCGGCTCCACGCCCGGAGTGTTCCCCACAAGACGGCACACGCCCGCAAACTGGCTGAACTGGTCAGCCTGTTCTTGCGTCGGGCGCAAGGCGTATGTGCAACCACAAAATCTCATATTAAGCTAAATATAGGATACGTTGTGACGCAATTCAAGCCCCAAGACCTCGCTTTCCTCCCCGGCATGAATGCCGGGGTTTCCCGCGAGGCAAACCGATGACGCCGGACATCGCACGCGGCATCAAGGCGACGGCTGGGGCTTTGGGCATTGATCCGCGGGTCTTGGGTGCTGCTATCTCATATGAGACCGCAGGCACGTTTGATCCCGTCAAAAAGGGGCCCACTACGAAGTGGGGCACGCATAGGGGATTGATCCAGTTTGGCGAACCGCAGGCCAAGAAATATGGTGTCGACTGGAATGACCCTATCGGGTCTCAGCTTGGCCCTGACGGGGCCGTTGCGCGCTATCTGAGGGACACGGGCGTTAAGCCGGGCATGGGCCTTATGGACGTCTATTCCGCCATTAACGCGGGGGGTGTGGGGCGCTACAACCGTTCTGACGCTCATGCCGGCGGTGCGCCGGGCACGGTGGCGGACAAGGTCAACAACCAGATGGCCGGGCACTGGAAGAAAGCAGCGGCCTTGCTTGGCGGCGATTATCAGATCGTGCCAGCCTCATACCAACCCCCACAACAGAAAGAGGCCTCTCCCATGAGGAACTTGCTGGGCTTCCAGAGCCCTTACACGCCGGAGACGACGCAGCTTCTTGGCCTTGATCCGAAGGAAATGCGGCGGCAGGCGCTTTTTGCTGGCCTTGCACAGGCGGGCGCACGGCTGGCCGAAACGGGCACGCTTGGAGGTGCGGTCGGCGGCTTTGCGGAGGGCGTCAACCAGGGGCGGCAGGGCTACATGGATGAGCGTCTTATGGGCTTCCAGATGCAGCAGGGCGCGGAAGACCGGGCAATGCGTCAGGAAGATCGTCAGTGGCAGCTGGGCGAACGGCAGCGCCAGTCTGAGGAACGCCGCCGGCAGGAGGAGGCCCGCCAGAAGTGGCTTGCCAATCCCAATGATCAGGGAGCCTTTGCGCAGGCTTACCCGGACGAGTATGCGCGGCAGTACTCGCAGACACTGTTTCCCAGCCCTGAACCGCCCTACACGCCGAAAAGCTATGCGCCGATCCCTTATGACATGGGCGATGGCCAGATTGGCTATGGTATCCCGATGGAAGATGGTTCATTCCGCCCGGTCGAGACGCCTGAAGGCGCGCAGTTCCTCAGTCCTTTTGAAAAGGCCTATCAGACCAATGCCGGGGCCACGCGCGGCAAGACGGTGACGGAACAGCAGCTTTCTGCCCCGTCAGACATTGCTGCGGCGGATCAGGCTCTTGACCTTATCCGGCAGATTGAAAGACACCCCGGTATTGATCGGGGGACAGGCTTCACGGCGCTTGGGAATGTGGTTCCGGGCACCTTGGGCTATGATTTTCAGAATCTTGTTGAGCAGACCAAAAGCGGCGCGTTCCTTACGGCGATTGATCAGCTTCGCGGCATGGGCGCACTGTCCAACATGGAAGGGCAGGCGGCAACCGCTGCTATCACGCGCATCAACACGGCCACCTCGAAAGAAGCCTTCCTCAAGGCGCTTGATGACTATCGCAAGATTGTCGAGACAGCGCGTGAGCGGGCCATTCGGCGCGTTCCGGGGCAGGTAGCACCCCAGCCGCAGGTCCAGCCCCAGCCGATGCAGCAGGGCGAGCCTTCTGTTGACGATCTTCTTCGCAAGCACGGGGGGTAAATATGGCCACACTTCAACAGCTTGAAACCGCCCTCAGGAATGCCGACAAGGCCGGTGACGTCAATGCGGCCAGACGGCTTGCGGCTGAATACGTCAGGGTGCGCAATCTGTCCGGGCCTCACGCAATGGCTGCCACGAGCAGTGCCCCTTCCCAGCGTCCCCGAATTCCGGAACAGGGGGAACAGCCCGAGGCTTCACCGCCCCAACTTTCATGGTCTCAGCTTCCGGGTGAGGCCCTGAGGAACATTCCGGCAAGCGCTGGCCAGTTCGTGGGCAATCTCACACAGGCGGTAATGAACCCTATCGATACCCTTGTGGCGGTGGGCGATCTTGGCGCTGGTGCCCTTCGCGCTGGTGCGCAGGCCGTCTTGCCTACGGCGGCATTCGACTACCTCGACAGCTTCAACCCCGAGGCCGCACAGAAGGCGGGCCGCACCGCTTCCGCCGTTGGGAACTTTTATGGCGACCGCTACGGCTCCGAGGCTGGCCTCAAGAGGGCCATCGCATCCGATCCCGTTGGCGTGGCAGCCGACCTTTCAACCCTCTTGACGGGCGGCGCTGGTGCCGCTCGGGCTACACTTGGTGCCGGATCGAAGACAGCCCGTGCGCTGGGCACCGCTGCGCGTGTCACCAATCCGCTCACGCCCGTCATCAAGGCAGGCGAGATGGCCGGCAAGGGGGCTGGGGCCACTGCCAAGGCGCTTCTCGGGGTAACCACTGGCACCAGTGCTGAGACGATTGGTGAGGCCTTCCGGGCTGGCCTCATGGGTGGCAAGCAACAGCAGGCCCTTCTGGGCAACATGCGAGGCTTGGAAGATCAGGCGGCAGCCGTAGAGGAAGCCCGGAGCGCGGTGGGGCGGATCGCTGACGTTCGCTCAAAGCAATACGCCGATGACATGCGGGCCATAAGGGCGGATACGAGGCCCGTCAGCTTCAAGCCGATTGAGCAGAAGTTCCTCGACGTCGTGGATTCGATGTACTCGGGCAAGCATCAGGTGGCTGCTGACGAGACGATTGCGAAGCTGGACAAGATTCAAGACGTTCTGGCGGAATGGTCTGCCGATCCGTCAATGCATACGGCAAGCGGCCTAGACGCCCTAAAGCGCCGTATTGACAATCTGATGCCGTCTTTTGCGGATGCCAATGCGGGCAACACTGAAAGGGCGGTGACTGCCGTTCGCAACGCCATAAAGGACGAGATCATTAGGGTTTCGCCGCAATACGCAAAGGCCATGAAGAACTTCGAGAGCAGCAAGATTGCTCAGCGCGAGATTGAAAGGGCACTTTCTCTCGGCAGAAACAATGCGACGGATACGGCCATCCGCAAGCTGCAGAGCCTCACGCGGAACAATGCTTCAACCAACTATGGATCGCGCCTCAACAGCGCTGAAACCCTCAAGGCGGCGGGTGCCGAAACGCTTATGCCACGGCTTGCTGGTCAGGCTCTTAACGCCAAAATGCCAAGGGGGATTATGCAGGCCTTGGCAGGCGCGGGCCTTTTAGGCGGTGCAGCATTCCTCAATCCCGTTTTCTTGGCAGGTCTTCCGATGGCTTCGCCACGTCTAATAGGCGAAGCAGCCAATCTAGCCGGGACAGCAGCCAGATACGGACGGAAAATCCCTTTCCCCAGCCGGGAGCGTCTATTGGGCTGGCAGCTCCAAGGGAACGCCGCATTGCTTGGACAACAGTCGCAACAATGATTGCGGCCCAGAGAGACACATAGGGGATTACCCACCATTCAATATCTTTGTTCATGGGACCAATATAGCAACTCAGGACAGCTTTTGGAATCCCGGTTCAGAATAGAGCGGAATAGGACATGGAAGGCGGCAAGACAGGCGGACGGAAAGCGGGCACTCGGAACCGGCGAACACAAGCTCTTCTGGAGCTTGCCGAGGCTGGCGAGACCCCTTGCGCCTATGGCTTGCGGGTGATGCGTGACGAGTCGATGGACCCGACATTGCGGATGCAAGCAGCCAAGCTGGTTGCGCCCTTCCTGCACCCGAAACCCCAGCCGGAGCCGCGCTTGGTGGCTCGAAGACGGCAGACAACCTGGCTGACGAAGGTGTCATGTCTCTGACCGATCCAAGCGTGATTGGAAACCTAATGTCGCTTAACCTGACCGGCGCGGCCCGGTCAGCCGTCGTGCAGTTCGTTTCAAATCTCAAGGGCCAGCCCGCAAGCGTGCGCGAGCGCGTTGCGCGTGTCCTTAGAGAGACCGATCCCGGCACGGTGGCGGAACAGTTCAGGCTTGGACGCCAGCAGATAGAGGCGGGAACGCGCCTTAAGAAGGCTTTGCTACAAGCTCTGTCTGTCGGCGGCAGCACAGCCGCCATCACAAGCAATTAGCGGGGAATTCCGTGCTGTCCAATGTAGATTCCCGTCATGATCACGACGAGGACAATCCATTCAAGAGGGCCTAGCTCTCGGGGCTTAAGAAACGGAAGCTTTTTCATCCTCTCTCCTTACTCGACTTCTCACCCGCTGTGAAGCGGCTTTCTCGGAGATAGATAATGCCTGATTTTGGCTCATCAACGTTTACCCAGTCTGACGCCGGGAACAATACCGGAACAATGCCGTCCTGGAACGGTTCGGCTGCACCTTCGACGCTGGACGACGCGGGCCGGGCGCTTCAAGGGGCTGTTACTCGAGAGTGGAACTGGCGGAACTACACGCTGACGGCTGGGGGCACGGCGAATACCAAGACCCTCACCTATTCCGTAGCGCCCCAGGCCTATTACAATCAGCGGTTTGCCTTTATCGCCAATGCGGCAAATACCGGGACCGTAACCTTAAACGTCAATGGTCTTGGCGCGAAAGCCATCAAGAAAGATATCTGGGGCACGTTAACCGATCTTGCATCTGGCGACATGCCGACGGGCGTATTTGTCGAGGTCGCCTTCAACACGGTTGCTGATTGCTTCGTATGGGTAAACCGTGGCGTGGTGCAGAGTGTGTCCGGCGTTGTCGGGTTGCAGGACGCGCTGGACGCCGCGCGCATGCCCGCTGGCGCTCTCTCGCCCTTCGCCGGGGCAACCGCCCCAACCGGCTGGCTTCTCTGCCATGGGCAAGCAATAAGCCGATCCTCTTTCGCGGCCCTTTTTGCCATATTGGGGACCGCATACGGGGCAGGCGACGGAAGCACGACGTTCAATCTTCCTGATCTTCGTGACCGCGTCATTGCAGGCAAGGGCGATATGGGCGGCACCAATGCGGGTCGCCTGTCAATCACGCTTACCGGCACGACGTCAGCCGGAAGTGCAGTCATCACCGGATTGTCCAGCACGGCAGGCCTTGCCGTGGGCATGCTGGCAATCGGGCCCAATATTCCGGCAGGCCGCACGATTGCAAGCATAGATAGCGCCACTCAAGTTACGCTTGACAGCGGTGCGAGTGTTACGCTCGGCACGGCTGGCATCCGGTTCGCAGTCATTGACAGTAATACGCTTGGCGCGACGGGCGGTGCAGCAACACATACGCTCACAACGGCGCAGATGCCTGCGCACGGGCACACGGTTAGCTTTGGTAGCAATACGCCGGGCACAATCGACACTGCAAATCAGGCCAGCGAACCGTTGAACCCTGTAAACTACAGCGCAGGCGCGGCCAACCAGAGAAGCAGTGAAACTGTCGGCGGCGGGCAGGCTCACCCCAATGTGCAGCCGACAATGGTCCTCAATTACATCATCAAAACCTGACGGTGACGCGGATGATACCGCAAGGGGTTGATATGACGAATTATGACCGCGATCTCGGCAGGCTTGAGGCTGTTGTTTCCTCGCTGGAAAAGCAGAATACAGACCTCAAGGCCGAAATCGGCAAGCTTCACAAGGACCTGACCGAAATCAAGGAACTTGTGCTGCAAATCAAGGGCGGTTCGCGCGTTCTGTTCTGGTTAGGCGGCCTTGTGTCCGGCGCAGGCGGGGCTGCGCTGTTTAAGTACTTGCCGCTGTTGTTTGCTAGATAAGATAGGTGTTTTGATGAAACGTTTAATTCTGCATTGGAGTGCAGGAGGCTACAAAGCATCCGAGCATGACAAAACTGCTTACCACTGGATTGTTGAGGGCGACGGCAAGATCGTTCGTGGCGATTTCAAGCCGGAAGACAATCTATCCGTTCCCGATGGCATCTATGCGGCTCACACAAGGGGTGCCAATTCTGGCGCTATCGGAATTGCTGTTGCTGCCATGCGTGATGCTCAAGGGCCGGGGAAGCTGGGGCCATGCCCGATCCGCAAGGTGCAATGGGATGCGTTCATTGGCTTGGCCGGGCGGCTGGCCAAAAAATACAAAATCCCCGTGACGCCGCAAACAATCCTCTCTCATGCCGAAGTGCAGGCCACGCTGGGGATTCAGCAGCGGGGGAAGGTGGATATTTCTTATGGCGTTCCGGGGCGCCCGGACCTGACGACCGCCCGCGCGGTAGGTGACTACATTCGCGGGCTTTTGAAGTAATCAATTAGCGAAAGGACTTTCCCATGTTTAGAATTCTCTTCTGCTCTGTGCTTGCCATCATGGCCTTCAGCAATCCCGCCCTTGCCCAGCAGGTGGCCGATGATGGCCGGGTCTCAATCCCGTGGGGCGACGTCGTCGCTTCCGCGCAAGGCCTGCTGCTGACGCTGGCAGGCTCGGCCTTGGCTTTCGCACTGGCCCGCCTTCCCGCATCCGTCTTGACCATGATCAAGACCTGGCAGGTGGACCAGTTGCTTGAGAAGTCGATTGCCTATGGCATCAACATGGTGGCGGGTGCCGCCAAGGGGCAACAGCTTAGCGTGCCGGTAGGCAACAAGGTTCTGGAACAGGCGCTCGAATATGCGATTGAGAACGGCAGCCCGAAGCTTATCAAATGGCTGTGCAGCACGGGCACGCTGGAGAAAAGAATCCTCGCGCGGCTTGACCTGGCACCTGAGGCGGGGGCTTCCTCACTGGTGACGAAAGCTCAGGTCGCCAGCAAGTGACCTGGCTCTACTGGCTGATCGGGGCGGCGCTCTTCGGGGTTGCCGCCCTTGCCATCTGGCAGGCGCTGCGAAGCCCTACTGTTCTGGCGGGGCTAAGCGCTATCGCAGCACGCGCGGCGGCGAATGCAATCGTTACAAAAGTCGCCAAGCGCAACCCGCCAGAGATCGAGGCCAAGATGCACGAATGCG